CCAAAATCTTCGGGACTTTAAATCCGATGTCGTGCCAGACGTTTTTAGTTTCTTTCGTTAGTGAATACTTCTGGTAGTTATCAAATGGAACTTTTTTACCTTTAAAATTTTCATATCGAATAAAACCGGGTTCTAAGTTGTAACGGGCTAGCGGTTGCTTCCACCGGAGCCAGTAGTGAAAACTTTCGACCGGAATGATCATGTCATTTTCTTGATAAATATAAAAATCTGCTTCTTTACGTAAAACAGCTGTAGCTAGATCGTTTTTATGTGCCCAAGTTAAATACCAGCCTTCATATCCTGGCGACGCCACAATCACTTCGGTTTTAAGCGAGCTAAAAGCCTCCAGAACAGTTTCTAACTGCTCTTGATCGTTTTGAGAATCGTAATCAATATAGATTTTTACAGTGATGTCGTAGGGGTATTTACTGTAAGTATTTAAGACGTTTACAAGAGTATTAATGCGCTCTAAAGGCTTGTGGGCAGTTATGGCCAACCAAATTTTCTTCATACGCTCAGCCTAGAGTGACAGCACTTTAAAAGCAAAATCGAGACCCATCAGTATTCGATAGAAAAATTTCCCCTCCGCTGTAAGAACGTAATTAACCACGTGTAGCTGTCCAGCAGATCGTCGTGTGCGGTCGAACCGACGTTAATCAACTGATCAAACAAGGCGTCGAACTTGCGGTATTTGTTGAAGATAACTTTCTTGTTTTCGAGCAATCCCAGTGTGCCGCGAAAACGTGCAATCTTATCTCCACGGAAGCCTTTGACCTCGTGAATATGGAGGTTGGTTAGCTCTCGTTCGTTCAATAAAACACGCCTTAAATCCGCCGCAAGCGAAGCCTGATACGCAACGGATTCGACCACAAGGGTCACCGTGGAATACGTAGGGAAATAAATATCGCCTTGTTTATTTAAGATCCCCCACTCCAACAACATGTCGCAAAGCAAATCAATTTTTTCTAGGTTTCCGATGCTTCTACATTGGTGCGAATCGATAATGTAATATTTATCTTTTAGTCTTCCACCAAGCACAAACGCGGTGTAGTCGCTGGTTTCGTTTTTACTTGCCGAGAGGTCGATACCAACGGCTAAGGTGTCAAATTCTGTTACAACCTCACCTTTAATAAGGAGATCTGGTGACACGACCAGATCCGAAGTCATGACAGGTTGCTGCTGATACTGGAACGCAAATGCGACCGGATCCAGCTCCTTTTGTCCAAGCAGATAATCCACGGACCACTGCTCTGGCCAATACGAAACAGGTTCTCCTCGGTCGCTGTAAGTGAGTGCTTCTTGAACAACCTGTTTCCACCCTTTTGAAGGGATAAACATAGTTTTATGAATATCCAACGGGTGGAACCGAGTGCCCAAACAGATAGCCCGCCCACCTTCAAAAATAATTGGCGCGATAACTGAGCTCCAGTTCTGAAGCATCTCATCTCGAATAGCTGGGTTGCGAATATCTGTACTACTTTTAATAGGGTCATCTAGTAGAACCAAGTGAGCCCGCTTACTGGTAATACTTCCACGTAGACCTGCTGCACGTAGGGTGAATTCTTCGTCACCAACACGAGGAATATCCGCGTAATCAAAATCAATTGACCAACCGATGTCGCTTTGCATCCCCGGCTTTAATCGGCACGACGGGAAGATTTTCTTAAAGGTTGAGCTGTCGACGATCTGCTTAATAATCCGGCTTTTTGGGATAGCCGTAGCAATGTTGTACGACGTGTAAATAATTTGAAGAGGCTTCTTTGCTGCCGTATGCCGACCGATACACCACGCGGTAAACAGGTTTAAACACGTGGATTTGGCCGAACCACGAGGGCTGAGGATGTCAGTGTTGGGGCCAGCAATATCAAGCAGATAACGGTTACTCTCGCCAGTTATAAGTTCTCTGTGCCACTCCAGCATATGTCGTGCAGGAGGTTTCTCAAAGAGAGTACAAAACGTATGAAAGTTATTTGATGCTCTGTTATATATCGAATCTACCGACTCAGAAAGTTCACCTTGCGCACGCAACGCATTCATTTGCGCTGTACGCCGATAAGCAAAACTTTCCCGACTAGGCATATCAGTAAACTAACAGTGCTGCTATATTAACCGTATTAACAGCCAACATCAAATGGCAAAGATTCTTTGGTACGGAGATGCCTGCAGTAATACGGGGTTTGGTAGAGTAACACACAGTGTTCTAGAGCACTTGTGCAAACAACATGAAGTTCATGTGCTAGGAATAAATTATAGCGGAGATCCTCATACATATCCTTACAAAATTTATCCTGCCGCAAATGTCCACTGCGGAGACCGCTTTGGGCTCCCACGGGTGCCTGAGCTCATCGAGAAAATATCTCCTGACGTTATTATCTGCCTTAACGATATTTGGGTTGTAAATCAGTTTTGGGAACGAGCTCAGTTCCTGAAGGAAAAGCACAAATTTAAATTTTTAGCTTACTTCCCAATCGATAGCGAGCGTTACTTCCCAGACATGCTGTCGAATATCCCACACTGGGATATGGCGATTACGTTCACGATTCCGTGTGCTCACCGGATTCTGTCTCACGGAATTAAGCCGAGCAAAATCGGTGTGTTGCCCCACGGTGTCGATAACACGAGGTTCTACCCGATCGATAAAAAAGAAGCTCGCCGTCAACTGCGTCTGCCAGAAGACAAATTCATCATTTTAAACGCCAACCGCAACCAGCCCAGGAAGCGGATTGATCTAACGATTCAAGCGTTTGCGAAGTTTGCTGTTGATAATCCGGACGCGATGCTGTACCTGCACATGGGTACAAAAGACCTAGGTTGGGACGTCATGGCTCTGTTCCAACAGGAGATGAAGCGCCGTGGACTGGAGGACAGCAAGCGCCTGATCCTAACGTCGCAAAACATTAACTACACAGACGCCCCACCGGATGAACTGCTGAACGTTATCTACAACGCTTGCGACGTCGGCTTAAATACCGCTGATGGCGAAGGTTGGGGACTGGTTAGTTTCGAACACGCAAGCTGCAAAAAACCGCAGATTGTTCCTAACCACACGGCGTGCGCTGATATTTGGAAGGAGGCCGGTGCTCTCGCCAACATTTCTACATGGATCGTCGACAAAGATCTTGGAGTCGAACGTGGATTGGTTGATACTGACCACGTGGTTCAACTCCTAGATGAGCTGCAAAGCAATCCGGACATTTACGAGGATGTGGCGCAAGCTTGCTATGACGTCACGCAACGATCGGAATACCGCTGGGAGCACATCGCTTCCGGTTTCTCTCAAGCTGTCGAAGATCTCCTGAGCTGACATGCAAACTACACATCGATTTTTTCACAAATACAGCAACGTCGTACACCCTGTACGGGTCGAACAACCCGGTATAGTCGACGTCTATACGCAAGCGGAGAAGCTAGGCGGTACGTTCACTCGAATCGTACACAACCTTCCCGAAAACTCCGTAGCTAATTTCAGCCCTTGCGTCATCAAACATAAGGACACCACCTACATAGCGTGGAGGTCCCAGGAGCAGCCGTTTGGTTTTCGCTGGGACAACAAGTATTTCTATTTAAACGACACACCTACAGATATTTATATTGGGCATTTAGCTAATGACGAGACAATCTTGGGTGCAAAGAACATGCGTCCCAAGAAGCATCGACTCAGCTACGAAGACCCTAGGTTATTCGTAGGTCCCGATAACGAGTTGTACACCCAGTTCGTTGTTTCGGCTTACGCCAGTAAGTACGATAAGGGGCCGGAATCTAGATACGGTCAGCCGAAGGTTGCTGTTTGTTACGTAGACGAAAACTGCGATGCGGTATCAGCTGCGTTTCCCCCAATCGGTAATAACCGTAAAAAAGGAGTAGCAGAAAAAAACTGGTGTTTCTTCAGCAAAGACGATTACCTCCATTGTCTGTACTCGACAAGACCCTTAGTTATTGAGCGGGAACAGGGTGAAAAGCTGACAGTGGACACGTCCGTACTGGATGAAGTTACACAAAAATGTCCAACCTTTAACTCCACAGCTCCCATTAACCTGGGGTACGGCTATCTGGTGTTTTATCACTGGAAGCACATGGCGGCTACACCGACAGGGTTTAGCTTCCTTCTGTACCACTTAGGCGCTTACATCGTTGATAAGGATTTCACCAAGATTCTGTATGTGGATAAAGAACCCATGTTTTCAGGCTCGTTAAACGATCAGGTAATTCAGTGGACTAACTATGCGGGACAACCTGTGTCCACACAGCCCGCAGTGATTCTGCCATTTGGTGGCTTTATAGAAAACACAGATCTCGTGCTGTCGTTAGGCGTCAACGACGCATTTATGGGGATATTTAGGTGCCCGGTAGAAAAGATTATGAAGCGTATGACTAAAGTAAATTAGTTCTTCTCTTCGCGCTCTAACGTAGACCAGACCAAAATAGCGGCGTCGTCGACCAAGGTTTGCAGAGTGGGCTGACCATCGAGAGTCTGAATAAGCTCGCGAATACACCGGTCAGCCCCTGCAAGCAAAAGTCCACGGCGATCGAGACCGTCGGTAATTGAACGCACGGCTTGGATGTGGGATCGAAGCTCTTTTTGTAGCGCCGAAATTTTTGTCGCTGCAGTCGCGAAATCTAACATCCCTGTTGTAGTCATATCCCGCACGTTTTTAATGTCGTCGCTTATAGCGTCAATTTCAATTAGGAGGACTTTACGTAAGTCTTGTTTAGGGTACTTTTCCTGTACCCATGCAGTCAAATCAGCAATACTGCCGTTATACCCAGGCTTTAAAAATCGGGCATATAGATACGATTCAATGTCGCTTGTAGCATTTTTTGCGTAATGTACAAACGCATCTTTTTGTGACTTGTCTAAACTTTCAAGCCACGATGCAACTGTGTCAGAACATCCAATAATCGACTTAATCACGCAAACATCCGCTGACCGGCAAGAGCCATACCGGCTCCGTATTGTTTCAGAGCTATCTGTCCTGCGTAGTTTCCTCGCTGTTCAGCAAGTTTACCACGGGTATTTTCTTGCATTTTCGCAATATCTAAGTTAGTACGCGAGATGTCGCTCACCATCTTATTCCGAGTTTGTGCGGCGTCTAGCGTAGCTTGAGCCTGCGCTTGAGCTCCAGGCTGGAGAAGAGAAGTCTGACCCGCAAGTGCAGTTTTTTGTAAATCTCCCACAGTGGAGGCATAGGTCTTAGCCAGACTCGCCGCAGTCTCAGGACCGAGAAGCTCTGTAGCTAACTTGGCTGAGCCCGCTTTCGACTGAAGATCCAGAACATTACTAGCGTATTGAGAAGCAATTCCAGCTTGAAGCGCACCTTGCGTGGTGTCACGAGTAGAGGCTT